GGGGACTCGCAGTCCAGACCCCTGAAATGTTTGTAGAAAGGCATAGCTGCCATGACCCCACGCCCGCTACCTGCAGGTTTGGCTGAGGGTGGTGCTGCGCTGTGGGAGTCGGTGACTGAGGCGCACTCCTTGGATGAGGTGCAGGCGGTGCAGTTGTTGGAGGCGTGCCGGGCGAAGGACCGCCTGGACAAGTTGGACATGTTGTTGCGGGGCGATGTCGATACGTGGGCGAAGCTAGTTCACAAGACGCGCACCGAGGATTACGAGCTGCACATCGATGATGCGTTGGCGAAGGCGAATGCGACGGCGAATCAGATGAAGCAGTTGTTGGCATCGCTTCGGCTGCCTGATGATGCGGGGAAGCGTCCGCAGGCACGTGGTGGGGCGCGGGGTTCGTATGCGGCGTCCGCGGCGAAGGCGGGGAAGGTGTCGTCGTTGGATCGGGCGCGGGCCGCGAAGACGGGTGCCTGATCGTTGGGCTGGGCCGTTGTTCGACGGCCATATCTGCTCTGTCGGCTATGAGGTCCTGGATTGGATTCACGAGTACGCCTGCCATGGGGTGGGTGATATTCAGGGCCAGCCGTTGGATCTTGATGATGAGATGCGTGACCACATTGTGGAGGCGTACCGGATAGATCCGGATTCGGGTCGCCGGGTTTATAACGAGGCGGTGTTGTCTCGGCCGAAGGGTCGGGCGAAGTCTGAGATCGCTGCTTTGGTGGTGTGCGCTGAGGCTTTCGGGCCGGTGCGTTTCGATGGGTGGAATACTGAGGGGCAGCCTGTTGCGCGGCCGGTGAACTCGCCGTTGATCAAGTGCCTTGCCACGGAAGAGGGTCAGGCGGGAAATACGTTCTCCACGGTGGCGTTCATCGCTGGGGAGTGGGGAAAGGATGTTCACCCCGACATTTATGGGGCGGCGTCGGGGGTTCGTCAGTATCAGTCTGCGACGGCGATCTATCTGCCTCATAACGGGGAGATCCGGGCGTGTACTTCGGGGGCGGCGTCGAAGGACGGCGGTTTGGAAACTCATGTGGTGGCTGATGAGACACACTTGTATGTGTTGCCGGAGTTGCGGAACATGTATGCGACGACGGCGAGGAACATGGGTAAGCGTTTCGACGCCGATCCGTGGCTGCATCAGACTTCTACGGCGTACCGGCCGGGTGAGAACTCGGTGTTCGAGGAAACGTTGACGTTGTGGCGGATGAAGAAGCTTCCTCCGTCGGTGTTTGTGAATCATCGTGAGGCGTCGGGGAAGATCGACATCACCGACCGGGAGCGCACCATCCGCCAACTGCGGGAGGTGTACGGCGAAGCCGCCGAGTGGATTGACCTGGATCGCAAGTTCCGCGACATGAACGATCCGCGGATCTGCCCTGACGAGGAGACCGCGGCGCGGTACTTCCTGAACCGGCCGTTGTCGTCGAAGGATGCGTTCATCCCTGATGATGTGGTGAAACGCCAAGCCAGGGCTGAGGCGGTGGCGCCAGGGGAGCGGATCGCTCTGGGGTTCGACGGTTCGTTGAGTGATGACGCAACAGTGCTGATCGGGTCCCGGCTGTCGGATGGGTTCCTGTTCCCGGTGGGAATCTGGGCCAAGCCCGCCGGCAATGAGGGTTTGTGGTGGGAAGTTCCGAGATCGGATGTGCTGGCGAAGATCCGGGAGGCGTTCGCCCGCTACGACGTGACCAGGATGTACGCAGACCCGCACGAGTGGCGCTCTGACCTGGACGATTTGGCGGAGGAGTTCTCCGAGGAGCGGGTTGTGCAGTGGTCCACCACCCGGGATATGCCGATGCACTCTGCTCTGGACCGTTTGAGAACTGACCTGATGAACGGGCAGCTGTGGCATTCGGGTGACCCGTTGATGATGGAACACTTCTCCAACGCCTATGTGCGCATGAAGGGCCGCTATCGGCTGGTGCGCAAAGAGCATTCGAAGTCTGACCGCAAGATCGACTCCGTGGTGGGCGCCACCCTCGCCTACGAAGCGAGGGCTGATTCCCTCACCGCAGTTCCTAAAGGTGGTTTGACACGGGTCGGGCGGGGTTCTGTCCGCGGATACTAGAAGGAGGTCACGGTGACTTCACCCTACGAAGCCACGATGGCCGCCTGGGCAGCCACCGAGGGTTTATCTCAATTGAAGCCCCGAGCCACGGTGATGCTGCCCGTGATGCCCGCTGAGGGGCTTCCGGAGTGGTGGCGGGACCGCCTCTACAAGAAGATCACGGAGCGGCGCCCGTACATCGAGTTCATGGAGGACTATTACTCCGGTAACCATCCGCTGCCGTGGCTTCCCGCGCAGGCGAGGGCTGAGTTCCGCCGCATCTTGGCGATGACCCGCTCGAACTACATGGGTTTGGTGTGTGACGCCCAGGTGGAACGGATGACCGTTCAGGGGTTCCGCATCGGGGACAGTGTGGACGCCGACAAGGAAACTTGGCGGATCTTTCAAGCCAACAACATGGACTCCGACCTGGATCAGGGATTCCTGGAGGCCGCGAAGTGTGGCTACGCCTACCTGATGGTGGGGCCGAACCCGCGGGATGAGAAAACACCTCGAATGTCGGTGGAGCATCCGCTGCAGACGATTGTGGAGACCGAGCCCGGGGATCGCAGGTCCCGCGCTGCGGGATTGAAAACATGGCTGGATGACTGGACGGGCGAGGTTGTGTCCCGCCTGTACCTGCCGGACTGGGTGTTCGGGTGGCGCGGGAAGGTGTCGGCGACGAGCGGTGTGCCGCAGTGGAAGCCCGACGGGGAGCCCTACCGCAATCCCGTGGGCGAGGTGCCCATCACGGAGCTGCTGAACAACCCCCAATTGTTGGGTGGGGGACGGTCGGAGCTTCACGACCTGACCGATATTCAGGACCGGGCCAACAAGACGATTGCCGACCGGTTGATTACCCAGGACTATGGGGCTTTCCCGCAGAAGTGGGCCACCGGGTACCCGGAGGAAACCGCCGACGGGAAACCCAACACCATCGACATCGGGCGGGACCGCATGGTCACCTCAGATGTGAAAGAAACCCAGTTCGGGCAGTGGTCCGCCGCCCCCCTGGACCCGTATTCTGCGGCGAAACGCGAAGACGTGAAGGACATTGCGTCCCGCTCCCGTACCCCCGCGCAGTATTTGTTGGGGGAGATGTCGAACGTCAACGGCGAGACGTTGAAGGCGTCCGAATCGGGGTTGGTGTCGAAAGTGCGGCAGCGCTTCCGTGGCCACGAAGACGGCATCGAGGATGCCGCCCGGATGGCGCGCCGCCTGGCCGGCATCTCCACCGACGCCGATGGGTCCATGGAAACGATCTGGCGCGACCCCCAGTATCGGACTATCGCCGAGGTGACGGATGCGGCGATCAAACGCCTCCAGTCCGGCGGAATCACGTTGCGGCAGTTCCGGGAAGACTGCGGATACTCCGCTGCGGAGATTGAACGCATGGAAGCTGAGGATGCGGTGGGCGACCCGCAGTTGGAGCGTCTGTCACGACAGTTCGTAGACGTGACAGGTGACACTGCCTGACGCTGCAGCCACCTACTGGCGGCGGCAGCAGAACATCAACGCCTCCACAGTGGCTTTAGCGGGCCGCATGTGGCAGGTGAGCAACGGCAACCCCGACCGCTGGGAAACGGCTGCTCAACACTTAGCGGCGGCGGTGTCGAGAGCCCAGGCCACAGCCGCGATGCTCGCCGAAGAGTACATCGAAAACACTCTCACCGAACTCGATATTGATGTCGAACCACTCGCCCGCATCACCGCAGCGCCGCTGATCGGGCGCACCGGCTCCGGATTCCCTCTCGGGGAGTTGTATTCGGGGCTTCCACAGCAGTTGGCGCTCCACAAGCAGCGCCTCGGCGAAGACCTCGCGGCGCTGACAGCGACCAGGCGCCAACTTGAAGCCAGCGTTCAAACCACCATCTCTGACACCGGCAGAGCCGCGGAATCGCTACACATCGCCATCCGGCCCCGGGTGGGATATGTGCGGATGCTCAACCCGCCCTCCTGTAAGCGGTGTGTAGTTCAGGCGGGGAAGTACTTCAAATGGAACACCGGATTCAAGCGGCACGAACGCTGCGACTGCCGCCACATCCCCTCCTCGGAGTCAGCGTCCGGGGATTTGAGGATCAACCCGAAGAATTACTTCAGAGGGTTACCGAAAGAACAGCAGGACAGAGTGTTCGGAACTCGCGGCGCGCAAGCCATCCGGGACGGCGCGAACCTTACCCAAGTGGTCAACGCCGACCAAGGTATGAGGGTGGCGCAGGTATACGGACGGAATCTGGCGATCACCGACCAGGGCGTCACCCGGTTCGGCTTCGCCGGCCAAATCAACCGCGCCAGAGGGCGAAGGGCGTCCACCACACCGCGGTTGATGCCGGAAAGCATCTACCAGATCGCCGAGGACCGCAAAGACGCGGTACGGCTGCTGCGGTTGAACGGCTACATCCGTCCCGAAGACGCCGGAGTCCCAGACATTGAGTCTCTACTTCGCCTTGAGTGATTGAAACTTCCCCCATTTAGGGGTTGTCGCCCACATCCAGCGATCAATGGATGGGTAGTGCCGACGGGCTTACGGGAGAAAAACATGACTGCGGAAGCAGGGAACGACACCGAATCAGGCCAGGAATCCCCCGAGGGCGCCCCCTCGAAGGAGTTCGAGCCGATCACCTCGCAAGAGCAACTGGACCAGTTGTTCAACCGTAGGTGGGCGCGTGAGCAGGCCAAGATTCACGAGCAGTACAAGGGATTCGACGAGATCAAAGCCAAGGCTGAACGCTTCGATGAACTCGAAGCCGCCAACCAAACTGAGTCTCAACGAATCCAGGCGGAGCGCGAGTCAGCGTTGCAGAAGGCAGCCGAAGCTGAAGCCCGTGCAGCAGCAGCAGAGCAGGCCGCTTTGCGGCAGCGCATCGCCATCGAAGAAGGTCTCCCCCCGAAGTTCGCGTCCCGTCTCACTGGTGAAACCGAAGACGAGTTGCGGGCCGACGCGAAGGAAACCTTCGGCGATTTCATCGCCACACCGTCGTTCGACCACGGACCGCGGAGCAAATCCGCGCCGAAGTCGATGAACGACCTCATCTTCGGCGCAGCACAGAAGCGCTGAAAACCGCAGGACACCGGCACGGCCCGGTAACTGCCAACACTAGAAGGAGATACCAACCGTGCCGTACAACAATCTGACCTCTCGGAGCGATGCTGAGGCGTTGATCCCGCAGGAAGTGTCGAACGAATTCCTCGGCTATGCCGCCAAGGAGTCCGCCGCTCTGACGCAGTTCCGCCGTGTCCCGGTCGCCGGTAAGCAGGTCCGTTTCCCGGTCCTGTCGGCGCTGCCGCTGGCGTACTTCGTCAACGGTGACACCGGGCTGAAGCAGACCACCGAGGTGGGCTGGGCGAACAAGTACCTCAACATCGAGGAGATCGCCACCATCGTGCCGATCCCGGAGAACGTCGTGGACGACATCCGCGACGCCGGGAATATCGACATCTGGTCGGAGATCCAGCCGGCCGTGGTGGAGGCCATCGGTCGCACCATCGACGCCGCGGTGTTCCTGGGCACGAACTCGCCTGGTACGTGGCCGACGCCGATCCTGACCGCCGCCACTGCCGCGGACAACGATGTGCCGGAGGGGTCCACCGCCGCTGAGGGTGGGTTCTACAACGACATCGACAACGTCCTCGCCGTGGTGGAGGAGGACGGCTTCGACGTGACCGGTTTTGTCGCGGCCCGCACTGCGAAGGGCAAGCTGCGCGCCGCCCGCAACGCGCAGGGTGACCGGCTCGACGCGACCCGCACCGACGCCGCTCTGTCCACCATCGACGGGCTGCCGGTGTCGTACCCGATGCGGGGCTTGTTCCCGAGCAATGTTCGGCTGTTCGCCGGGGACTGGTCGCAGTTCGTGATCGGTGTCCGCCAGGACGTGACGTTCAAACTCCTGACTGAGGCTGTCATTCAGGACAACACGGGCGCCATCGTCTACAACCTGGCCCAGCAGGACATGGTGGCGATGCGAATCAAGATCCGTGTCGGCTGGCAGGTCGCCAACCTCATCAACAACGACCAGCCCGTCGAGGATGACCGCTACCCGGTCGGTGTTCTGACGGTCGACGGCAGCTAAGGGAAAGGAACACGGCCATGGCTGAATCGAAGAAGGCGCCGGAGTCCGAGGAGGACAAGGGATACCGCGGCGTTCAGGTCGACGAGACCCCGAACGAGAACTACACCGTCGCGGGTGTTCTCGCCGGTAAGCCCACCCCGGAGACGGACTCCAAGTAGTGAAGTTCGCCGACCAGGCTGACGTGACCAGCCGGTTCGAGGGAACGTTTCCTTCGGACCGGCTGGCATGGGTGGGCGTCCGCATCGGCGATGTGGAGAACGCACTCATGGGCGTCATCCCTGAACTGCGGAAGCCTCTCGCTGAGATTCAGGAGCGGGCTGAAGCGCGCGGGGACGCTGGGTATGTGGACCGTGTCATCACGTTGGTGTGTGACAAGGTTCTTCAGTTGTACCGCAACCCGTCTGGTGCGGTGCAGCGCTCTCAAACAGTGGACGACGTGTCTGAGTCGTGGTCTTTGCAGCGACCTATTTCTCAGGCCACGATTTCGTTCAGCCTTGATGAGTTGGCTTCTGTGCAGTTCACGGAATGCTCCCCGCGTTCGGTGCGGTTGGTGGCGTGGACTGACGACAAGTGGTCGACGTGCTGAACATTCCGGGAGAGTTCGGTCGGCAGACTGTCGGGTTCGTCACTGTCACCGATTCGGGTACGCCGGGCTATCTGGGTGTTGTGGAGCAGGCCCGCGCCGTGACGACGATGTCCGGGGTTCGGTTCCGCCCGTTGAACACTGAAGAAGCCGCTGGTTTGACCAGTGAGCTCAAAGGGTTGACCACCATTGCGGATGAGGTGTGGAAGTTGACTGCCCCCGCGGCGGCGGCTTCGCTGGCGGCGCAGTCCACGGGGGAGATCGTCTACGACGGCACCGCCAACCCTATGTG